TAAGCCCTAGTTGCCATTTGTTGATAAGTGCTTGCAGTGCCTATAAAAATGGCGAAAACGAGTGGTCAGCACCCCGCAATCTCCCTGCCTTATAGGAAGGTTGCGAGGTGTGTAATAGGCAAGCCCTTGGTGAGGCTCAGCAATCAGTCTTCGGTGGGTTCAGTTGGGTGACGACTGAAAATCGCAGTGTCGGTGGTTCGATTCCGCCCCTGGGCACCATGCACTTGATATTGCTCACTGTTTTTCACCTCGTTTGAATTAGTTGCGCCTTGTGTATGCGAATTGCCCCGCCCTGAATGCCCCGCTTTCTGAAGCACTTCCAAGGCCTTGCGCTTCTGTTGCCCCGTAATTTTGACGTAGCGTTGCGTTGTCGCCCAGCTTTTGTGACGCATATAGGATTGGACCTCAGCCGGATTGACCCCAGCCTGAATGAGGCGTGTCGCCGTCGAGTGTCGGATGGAGTGGACAACCACCCCGTCCTTGCCTCGTCCCACAGGGATGCCACAGGCCCCAGCAGCCTTCTTGAACCACTTCAGCAGCACAGCCTTGGAAGGCATAAAACCACGCTCGATGGTCTGACGGAGCGAGAAGGCAAGCGAGCCCTCCAGAGGGATACCTTCCTCACCCGTCCCGTCCTTCTGGTCGAGCAGGGTCACCATGCCAGCGTCAGGGTCGATCTGGTCAGCAGTCAGGCTACATAGCTCCCCAGACCGCATCCCCGTGAGGCCAAGCACCCGAACACACATGGCCTCGTGAACCCGGCCACAATCGAACAGCCACTCAACGATCTGGTCTTCCTGCTCCTGTGTCAGCCAGCGGGTGCGTTTGGTGTTCCCCTCGTCCAGCCGGTTGAACACAGCAGCCCTCACCACGAGGTCCTGCTCCCTGCCCCAACGCAGCAAGCCCATCAGGGCGAAGACGTAACGGTTCGCTGTCGCATTGCTGCACTCGCGTTCCTTCACGATCCGCTTGGCGAGGTCAGTCAACCCCTTGGACGTAATGTCCTCGACGTTGGTTTCCGCACCTAGCAGGGTCTCGACATACTCAAGCTCGCCCTGCACTCGCCATGAGTTCTTGGCCTTGGGCCTGTCCAGCTTGGCCCGCATAATCAAGGCACTCAAGGTCAGGAAGGTGGGTTCGGCTTGTTGAACCTTGGGCTCCCAGCGTCCCCGCTTCATGTCCTTCTCGATCTGCCGTGCCTCGTCCATCGACCTAGCACGGGCCTTCATGCGCTTTCCGTCCTCTGTGACCTCGATCACAAACGAGCCAGTAAGCTTTCCGTTCTTCTTGTCAGCGTAGATAGGCATACCAGCCTCCTAGATAGGGTCCAGAAGCCTCAGAAACAGGGTCAGGAGCGGCAAGTCTAAGTGACCAGCTACTACCCCACCTGAGACGATAGATGGGCCTGTACGGGCTTTTAATTGGCCAGCCATATTGTCCAGAAGACAAGCGAGCTAGCCAGCACAGCAAGGCCTGCAATAGTACGTCCAGCCATGAGTAGGCCTGTGCCAATCCACGGGCTAAACACGAAGTAGGCCATGATGATTACAAACATTACTGGTCTATTTCCCTCATAATGCTGTGAATTAGCTGCTTGCCTTTGGGTGTCAGGAAGTATTGATGCTTCCTAAGCTCCAAAGGGTCAGCCCTATAGGTCACGAGGCCATATCCCGGCTCCATGTTCCTGTTACGCTCCCCAATGTCTAAGAGGTGGCGAGACATGGTAGTGACGTTGACCCCTAGCCGTTTGGCATAGTGGGTCACACCGTTCCCCTCGTCTGTCGCCACCGCCAAGAAACTGGTGACATATTGCAGAGGCATTCTGTCGTTTAGCAGCTTGAACACGTTGAGAGAACGCAGGAGGCGCAGCAGCACCTCCCGCTCTCTGTCGTTTATCTGAGCCTTCATGTCACACTCCGTCAGCGCGATGTTTGCGCTGTGTGTGACGTTAGGTCACTCAAAAGAGCGGGTCAAGCACCTCGCCATCAGCCTGCTTGGCCTTGAGCCTCGCTAGCACGCCGTTGAGATATTCAAAGCGCTCCCCTGATAGCTCGACACTGCCCCACTCAGCGTCATCGAGTTCGCGCAGGGTTTCACGGATGGCCTCGTCAATGGCCTTGAACCGTGTAGGGTCATAGGAGCCCTGCATCACATGTCCTCACAGTAAGCAATCAACACAGGCAATGGGGCAAACACCAAGTGGCAGGCCACCTCGACGGCAGGCCACGGGCATTCATGCGTCTCCCCCTCCTCGTCCACAGGCCCCAGCACCAAGGCCTTGCCTGCTAATGGGACCGGCAGGCCCTTCCATACAAAGAAGGCTTGGCCATTCTTGTATAGGCCCTCGTCATCAACATAGATCGACAGGCCTTCGGGCGTTGTCACAACGTCGAAATACTGACAGTCAATAAGTGTCTTCACGTCCCGCCAATCGCCTGAATAGTCGATGGCCTCTGTGGTCTTGGTGTGTGGGTCAATCAGATAAGCTTGCATTATGCGGCCTCTTTGGTTTTGCTGGGATAACGCAGGCGATAAAGTTGATAGGCTTCCTCACTGTAGTGTGCAGCGAAGTCAGCAAGACGCCCATAGAACACTTCCTCAGCCTTCCAGCCATCCCAATTATTCACAGCCCAAGCTTTGACAATGAGTTGACCATTGGGTGCCTGCCAGACCTCATACCAATACGCAATGTCACTTGGGGCCACGTCAGCGATAGCCCCAGATTGCATCAGGCGAATGTCGCCCCCTCCCCGCTTGTTCGCAGTAATGAAGGCAGCAGCCATATCGTCAGCCTCGTACCGGGGAAGCTCCCAAGCCTCCTTGAGCCCATTGACGATCCACTGAGCAGCCCCCTCAGGGTACCCATCCCAATGCTTGTAGACGTGATGTTGTTCGCCTGAATTGTCGCGGAATGTATAGACTGCACGAGTACCCATAATGGGGCTCCTTACACAAAGGTCTTGGGTTGCGGTTTGGGTGCATTAAAGATTCGATCAAGCGAGGCCTTGAGGCGCTTCTGGTCCTCTGTGTGCTCTACAGGCACCCAATGGCCCCCCTCGCTGTCCCCTACACGCACCTTGATAATGTCATGAGCATACACTGAGCCCATCTCAGTATAGTCCCCATAGACTAGGACCATGCGGACAGTCCCCTTCTTGCTGTCCTCCATGCGAGCCAGCCAGCCATTGCGGAGCATGACTGTGGCCCCCTTCTTGATCTCGTTTGTCTTCATGGCCAATCTCCGTTTTTGTTGGTCCAATCAATCATCTGGCCCGCTATGCGAAGCATGACCCCATCGTCATAGTCTTCGTCAAAGTCAACGCCCGCTTCGATCATCATGTACATTATAAACTGAGCATCCCGATAGTCTAGACCATGATGACCCATAATGAGGTCCAATGCAGACCCCTTCGGCACAAAGAACCCCCTAGCCGCTTTGCTGGCCTTCATTGGTATTCCCACCCCACAGCCTGATCCTGTAAATAGCTATGAATCCACGAGGCCACATGCTCAGCATTCTGGAGAATGAAAGGCTCGCCAATGAGGGATAGCACGTCCCCCTTCTCGTCTATGGCCACAAGGCAGGCCTCAACAGACCCCCTCGACAGAGACCCCATGGCCCCCTCGCCCTGTAGTAATGACAAGGCGACCCCCTCATCAATTCCAAGTCTAATCCGTTCCATGACAGAACCCCTCAAAGAATAAGCAGCCACGACAGGGAAGGCCCAGAGCCCCCCGACACAATCCAGCAACCCCCCTCGACCCCCCAAGCCCACTCAGAGGCCTCAGGGATGGCATAGGCGAACCAATAGCTAGGCATAGAAGCCCCTCCCCTATTCATAGCTAGAGAATAGCTTGACCCAATCGACGTATTGAGCCAGCAACAAGGTAATATTGAGCAGTAACAGGGCAACAAGGCCCTGCACGCAAATGTCAAGCAAGAGCAAGGCCTTGCCCCATGGGCTAAGCTTGGTCCCCTCAAACATACGAGGCCCCCATCGCTTCAACTTCCATGGCAAAGCGCCGCAAGGCCTCTGCCTTGTCAGTCAATCGCTTATCCCTGCCAGCGTATAGGGTCAGAACCCGAAGCTTCTTATGGCCCATAGGCTTGTATAAGAGCCCCTCACGAATAGAGAACCCCTCAGCATCCCGAACGAGACGCAGAACCCCTGAGGTTGACGCATGGTCAACCCGCGCTTCCTTTATGACGCGCATAGTACACCTATGTTTGAGCAGCCATCATCAGGCCCCATGCGCTCACAATGGGGCGACAATCGGGGAGCATTGCGCTCCCCTCATGTTTCGGCTTTTGTGTAGGGTTCAGCGCTGAAACTGAACCTTATTCCCCGTGCCATGATTTGACCAAAGGCGCTTACGGCCTTTCTGGCGAAACACATAGACGGCAAGCTTGCCAAAATAGAGTTTCAAGCTTTGCTTTCCGATTGCAGCACCATACCAAACATTGCAGCGCTCTTTACGGACCCGCTTACGAGTAACAATGCGAAACATGTTTTGTCCTTTCTGGACGTTACGGGGAACACGTTCTGTGTTCCTTTCGACCCTTATGTTTTCGCATGGCGCTTGATTTTTGTCAAAACTATTTTTGCCTTTATTTAAGCAACTTGGCCCGTTTTGGGTCTACACTTTGCTTGCGGCAAGTTTTCAGCGTGTCAATAGGCTTTCCGGTTGTTTGACCCATAACAAGCCAGCTTGCACATATTATGCGGCTCAAAGTGTAAGCTTGCCGCACATTCTGTGGATAGGGTCTAGAACGGCCATAAATGGCTCAGGAACGGCAAGTTTGCTTTCCGGTCCTACCATACCGGACGGGTCAGACTTGGGGAAAAACCAGCTTTGGTCCATCGCGCCCAAAATGGGGCAACATAATGCTTGCGCTTTGTGTGTTGTTTGCCTATGTTACACACAACGCAACACACAACACGGGTTTTCGGCCATGGCCAACATGACATTGAAGCAAGCGCAACTTGAGGCGGGTTCAGTCTCAACACGCAATAGCAAAATGCCGGGTTCAAGCTTTGCCATATCTGCAAAGCATTGCAATGTGGGAAGCAAGCTTGCTCAGATCAAAGGCTCAACTTGTCATAAATGCTATGCTCTCAAAATTCAAAACATGCGCCCAAGTGTAAATCAGGGTTGGCTTGCTAATCTGGACAAAGCGCAACGCTTGATCGAAACGGATGCAAAGCGCTGGATTGCTTTCATGGTGTTTCAAATTGACAAGGCAGCACTCAAAACGGGTCAACCGTTTCATCGCTGGTTTGATTCGGGCGACCTGCAAAGCTTAGCAATGCTTGAGGCAATATGCGCCATTGCGAGCGCAACGCCTCATATCAAGCATTGGCTTCCGACACGTGAGGCAAAGCTTGTGCGGCAGTATCTTACACAAAACGCAAGCTTTCCGTCCAACCTAGTCGTGCGCGTGTCCAGCACAATGATAGGCGATGCGCCCATTATGGGTTATTCCCATACGTCAACGGTCCATCGCAAAGACAACGTGCCTTCGGGTCATGTTTGCCCCGCGTCAACACAAGGCAATGCTTGCGGCTCATGCCGTGCCTGCTGGTCGCTTGACGTGTCCAACGTATCGTATCCATTGCATTGACGTTGCGTTAGCGGCAAGCTTGACATTGCGTTAGGCTTGCCGCTATTTTTAAAAGTCAATAGCTTGATTTACAAATCCAGTAACAAAATGTTACAGAGTGCAACGCAATGTCAACGCAATGTCCCCGCAAATGCCAGCCGATTGCTAGCCCATTGCTAGCATTGCGCTTGCGATAGGTTGACGCATGAAAGCGTAACGATTGCAAGGGGTTAGCACGGGGCGGGGCAAGCTAGGCGGGGCGCGGGTCCCTTTCCTGCTAGCCATTCTGCACATTATGTGCGGACCGATTTCAAAATGGGGCTTAAAGGCCACGCGCGCGTATAACTTCAACGGGCAGTGTGCAAAATCTTGGGGGACTCCGAAATGGCCCAGAGGGGCGGTCCTACCCCAAAGTAAAACACAGAAAAGCCACAATCTAAGCCTAAATCTACTTAGTATTGCTTTTCGCCATTTCTTTAGTAATATCAATGACTTCCAGACAAATGGCAACTAGGGATAGATAGGCGTGCCGTTTGATGTACTGCCTTTACCCTTTTCTACTTTTGGCCACAATGTTAAACGGGCCAAACATTTAGTTTTACATTGTGGAGACTACGTATGCCTATTGAATCGGCTAATTATGTCAATCAGCTAAACTCTGCTTACCCTGCTGCTACAGACGGTGTGAAAGAAGGGGATGACCACATTCGGTTGGTCAAGAAGGTCCTCAAGGACACCTTCCCGAACCTTGATGCAGCGGTGACCAAGACAGCCACCCAGCTTAACTATGAGCCCCGTGAGATGCCCATTGGTGGTATCATCATGTGGTCCGGTGTCATTGGGTCCCTTCCGACCAACTATGTGTTGTGTAATGGCCAGACGGTAGCTCGTTCAGATGGTGCGGGTAACATTACCACCCCTGACCTCCGTAACCGCTTCATTGTGGGCGCAGGGGATACCTACTCGATAGGCAATACGGGTGGTGCTAACGAAGTCACCCTGACTACAGCTCAGATTCCGGCCCATACGCATAGCATTACGGCTAGTGGCTCAACTGGTGCTGCTGGTGCTCATAACCACAGCGTGTATGACCCCGGCCATAGTCACTCTGTTGCGCTTGCTGCGTCTGACCGAACGGGTGCTGGTACTGGTGCAATCCTTGGCCCAGCCGTTACGACGATTTACCCCGGTACGACCGCTGCTGGAACTGGTATCTCGCTTTACGGTGTTGGCGACCATACCCACTCCTTGTCGATCTCCGTTAGCGCAGCGAATACGGGTGGTGGGACAAGCCATGAGAACCGCCCACCCTACTTTGCTCTGGCGTACATTATGCGAATCTAACGGGGGGTAAGGGGGGGACCCTGTGTTACCCCCTTGTCTACATTGTGCCACATTTGGCTAACCGATCTGCTAAGCTTTCCTTATGTTTAACTAGCTAACAAGCTAGCTATATACCTTTCCAAACTTAGTGTTTGACGGCTAGTTTACAGTTCTTTTTGTGTTTACTGGCTAGCTTGTATTTTGTTTCTACGGCAAGTTAACATATTGCCTAACATTAGTGGAGTGTTTCCAATATGGCTATCTTGCCTATTCGTAAGCTTGGTTCTGTGGGTATCGTCAAGGACATTGATCCGTTTGACCTACCCGTTAATGCTTTCTCTAGCGGTGTGAATGTCCGCTTCGCTAACGGCGTGGTCCAGCGTGGACCTGTGTTTCGCCTTGTACGTGGACTTTCCGGTGACGCATCGTTTATCGACTCGCTGTCCCCGCTAACCGGCCTTGACTACATCATCGTGGGACTGACCACGGGCCAAATCTATTCGATTGCGGGAGCAACGATCACAAACATTACGGCAGCGGGCTGGACTCCTAGCTCTATTCCGACCCAATCGACCTCCTGCAACCTCTCCGATGTATACTACATCAATCGTGAGGACCGTGTGCCGTGGTACGTCAACCGTGGCACCTTGGGCGCAATGACCGCTATGCCAACAAGCGGTGGCCTTGGATGGAACGCCAACTGGCGCTGTAAGAGCCTCAGAGCGTTCAACGGCCAGCTTATCGCCATTGGCATGACCGAAGGCACCGACTATCCGACAACGCTTCGTTGGTCTGATGTGACGGTTGTGGGCGCTCCCCCGATTGAGTGGGTTCCCAGCACGACGAACTCGGCTGGACGCACCACGCTTGCAGAGATGGTCAACCCGTTGATCGACGGCATGACCCTCCGCAACTCGTTCATTCTGTACAGTCGTGATGAGACGTGGGCCATGGAGCCCAGCCTTGATGACAACATTTACAATTTCAGACGTATCTTTACCAACACAGGTGTCATCAACAAGAATTGTGTTGTTGAGCTTGAGGGTAAGCACTACGTCTTCGGCTTTGAGGACATTTTTGTCCACGATGGCGTTCAAAAGAAGTCGATTGCTGAAGGTCGCGTGCGTCAGTACATCTATCGCACGATGAACAAGAAGTACGCAGACAAGTTTTTCACGATTCTGAACCGCTCACTGAACGAAATTATGTTCTGTTATGTGTCTGGTGACGAATTGGTGGATTGGCCGGGGAACGGTCAGGCTTGTAACCGTGCAGCAGTCTACAATTATGTTGCTGACACATGGACTTTCTATGATTTACCTATGTCTTTGTTTGCTGGCTTGGCCAACCTCGATACCTCTTTGGTCTGGAATGATGCCACCAACTCGTGGGACCTGACCGGTGGTTCGTGGATGGACAACGATGACGGCTTCAAGCGTAACGTCATGTTCGTTGGTATTAACTACGGCGATCTAACCCCTAAGATTCACAGTTTTGAAGCCTACGATACAGGCTCCAACGCTGGTCCTGTCGATATTACGGCTACTACATCGTGTTTTGCACGCCGTGACTCGATAGATTTGGACGAAATTCAAGCTGAGTTGCGTGGTTGGAAGAACATTGTGTCCATCTACCCGCAAGGACGTGTGTTTCAGTCGGGTTTGCCGCTCACATTCCAATTTGGCTCAACTGTGTTGCCCGACGAAAGCCCAACGCTGGGCGATCCGATGACTTATGATGGCGATACGGACTATAAATTGGACTATCGTGACGCTGGACGCTATTTGTCCATGCAAATTATTTATGATGACTTCAAATCATTTCAGATTGGCGGTCTCGATATTGACGTTGTGATCACTGGGTCGAGGTAAGGAGGAAACTATGTCTGCTACTCCTATCGAAAACACTCGATACAACCCCTCCCCTCCCCCGGTTATTGATCCAACCGATCCGCTATACCTTCAGCGTGAATTGAAGAAGCTTGAAGTCGCTCTCAATTCAATTACTGAAATTCTCAAGAAGCTCGACGCTCGCCTTACGGCTGGCGGTCTATAACTTTCAAGGACAATTATACAATGGGCTTTTTCTCTAGTGAAAAAAAGACAACTTCTTCTGTCGATAGGGGTCCTTGGAAGGTTCAACAGCCATTTATCGAAGACACCTTTCAAGAAGCTCAGAGCCTATACGACCAGTCTAAGGCTCAAGGTCCCTACACAGGTGAATTTTATGCTGGAATGACTCCTCAGCAGAAGTCTCTGCTTGAGCGTGGCATCCAGAACGCAGGCACCTTGTCCGATACTGGTCTTGATTGGGTTAACTCTGGCACCAACATGATCAACACTGGTTCTGCCGGTGTTACAAAGGCTGCTGACGGTCTATACAACATGGCCAACATGGACATGGTTGGGACCAACATTGCGAACGCACAAAAGTATGCTTCCGGTTATGATCTTGATGCGCTGACGAAGGCGGCTACCTACGCTGGTAACCGCAATGCAGCGGAAAATGCTATTCCTAACCTCTACCGCAAGAATGCTGCATCAGGGAACATGAACTCTGATCGTGCAGCCCTGTCTCAGGGTGTGGTTGAGCGTGGCTTGGCAGAAAACGCACAGAACATTTACAGCAATCTTGCTGCCAAGGCGTATTCGGAAGGCCTAAACCTTTCGCAAAACGATCTGAAGCTTATGGCTGCTAACCTTGCTCAGTCCGGTGACCTCTATGGTTCAATGGCTGATTCTGGGCTCAGCATGGGCAGGGCAGGCGCTGATCTTACAGCCAATGCCGACAAGATGGGCTACGGTTTTGCTTCTGAGTTTCAGAAAGACCAGCAGGGCCAGCTTGATGCAGACCGTGCTAAATACGAATACAACTCTGATCGTCAGTTTCAGAACCTTGCCAAGTATTACGGTATTGTTGGCTCCCAGAATTGGGGCGAGCAGAGCACATCTGTTTCGAAAGAAAAGAGCACACCGTCTGGTATGCAGATTGCATCTAGTATTATTGGGTCTATCGGCTCGCTATTCGGTGGTTAAGGAGGGAACATGGGTATCTATGATGACTACCTAGCCCGTGTTGCTATGGCTGAGTCCGGTGGACGGGCTGATGCTCAAAACCCCAATAGCTCAGCGGCTGGTCCCTACCAGTTCATTGACTCGACGTGGTTGCAGCACGCTGGGCCTCTTCGTCCTGATTTGGACAAAGCGTCTCTCTTGGCTCTCAAGAAGGACCCTGCGTTCTCCAAACAGGTGGCAGAGCGTTTTACGGCTTCTAACGACGAGACCCTGCGTGGAGCGGGAATTGAGCCGAACGATCAGTACCGCTCTCTGGCGCACTTCGCTGGCCCACAGGGCGCGATCAATCTGATCAAGGCTGATCCCAACGCTTCGGCGGGTTCGGTTCTTGGCGAGGCCGCTGTCAACGCCAATCCCTTCCTCCGCAACATGACGGCTGCACAGGCTGTCGAGTGGGCCAACAGCCGTCTCAACGGCAAGGGCGCTCCGTCTGGCGGTGCTATTCCCGGTATGCCTACGGGACAACCAAAAGACACAGCATATGTGGACAGCCTGCTTCAAGGCGGGCCGTTGGCTTTGTTTGGTAAGGGACGTGAAGGATACAGTTGGGGCAACGCTCTTATGGGTGTCGCAGCGTCTCTTGCGTCTGCCAACAGCCCACAGCAGGCCGCTGTTATGGCTGGTATGCGGAAGAAAGGCGACGAGTGGACCGCTCAGGTTGATAACACCAACGGTCGTGTTATTCGCGTAAACAACCGCACCGGTCAGGTTCAGGTAACAAACGATCCAACCTTCCTTGAGACGTATCGCGCTCGTAAGAAGATTGAGTCCGGTTACAAGGCTCCTTCCGACAAAGCTGTTGGTGAGTTCTCAAACCATCAAAGCTACCTTGACACGGCTTATGGCATTGCTGAAGACACCAAGTCACTTCAGGAAACACTTTCTGCTAACCCGAACTTCGGTAGCTGGCTGTCCCGTGCAAAAGCTCTTGGCACCGCTGCGTTTGACCCTGTGTCCAATACATTCAAGCCAGAAACTCGTAAAGCTCTGGAAGAAGCAGGCCTGCTTTCAAATGCAGAGCAGCTTGAGTTTTACAACAAGCTTGAGCGTATGAAGTCTAAGCTTGTTCTTGCTGAACAGCTTCAGCAGAAGGGCGTACAGACTGAAGGCGATGCGATCCGTATGGGTCAGGCATTTTTCAACGGTATGTCTACAATGTCGCCCCAACTGTTGAACAGCGCACTCAATGACATTCGTGGTGCTTCGCTACGCGATCACACGCGCGTCTTCAATAACTACAAAGGCTACATCGAACGCTACGGTGAGTATGATCAACGCTTCTCACCAAGTTCTGGTAACTTTGACCGCTTTTCTGGTCAGTATTCTGTCACCAACGATGCTTACAAGCGGTTTGAAGAAGAAAAGAAAAATCGTGCTTCTCAACCCGCCCAACCACAACAGCAACAGCAGCAGCAACCTGAACGCAGGCGACTGCGCTGGTCAGTTGAATAATTACGGAGTTTCATCATGCCGACTTTGAATATTGAAGGGGTTGGCCGCATCAAGGTGGACGATTCATTCACGTCTTTGTCGGCTGATGAACAAAACGCTTTTGTCGAAGACATTGCGGCTCAAATTCAGGGCGGCAAGAGAAGCGGTGAGTATGACCCAACGCCAGCGGCAAGTCTCTCAGGCAACCTCTTTGGTGGCTTGGCACAGGCAGGCGCTGACATTGTGAAAACCGGCGAGGCCCTTGGTCTCGTTGACCCAAAAACGTCCAAGGCTACGGACAGCTTCGCCAAGGACATCTATGGCGGTAGAAGTGGTTCTGATCGTTTCTACGGGGGCGAGAAGACCATTGGTTCAACGGCTGGTGCGCTTGCTGAAGGCGCAGCACCAATGGCCATGGACGTGGCTGCTGGTCTAACTGGCGCACGTCTTGGTGCGGCTGCTGGTGGGGCTATTGGTTCAGCGTTTGGTGGTATTGGTGCCGTTCCCGGTGCAGCCGCTGGCGGTCTCATTGGTGGCCTTGGTGGCTACTTCGGTTCTGACCTAGTGCGGAACTACGGTCGTCGTTTGGAAGCCCGTCAAGAGGCTAACAACGGGGCAGAACCCACTGCTGGCGATAAGGCTCTAGCCGTTGCTGCTTCGGCTCCTCAGGCTGTCCTTAATCGCTTTGCGGTTGGTAAGGCCATGCCTGTGGTTGGCGCAGCGGAACGTACCGCACTCGATGCAGGCAAGCGCATTGCTGGCGCTGCTGGCGCTGGTGCTGCTTCTAACGCTGCTGGCGATGTGGTCGAACAGATTTCTCGCAACATTGGCACCGAAAAGGGCGACACAAGCATTGGACAAACCGTTGACTCGGCGCTTCTAGGCGCTGCTGGTGGTGGTACGTTCCGTGCGGCTGGTGAAGCAGCCGGTGGTGCTCGTCGTGCTGTTGATAAGCGAGCGTTGAAAGACTTTGAGTTCAAGGAAGATGCTACTGACCTTGGCAACCTCGTTGCTAAGACGGCAGAAGACAACGGCCTCAACATTAATAAACTTGATGACGCTGGCCGTCTACTTGAGATTGTCAGCAACGAAACCAAGGCTGCTCGTCAGGAATCAAACAAGTACAGTCAGGAAGCTCTACAGCTTGCTCAGCAGTTAGGTGTCGATCAGGACACAATCACACGAGCACGTTCGGCCCTGAAAGACAGAGAGCCAGCCCGTTCTCATGTTGAAGCGTTGCAGAAGGTCGTTGACGCAGCCGCACAGGCTGACCCCAACAAGACTGTTGGCTTCCAAGCGATGGTTGACAACGCAAAGCGTGCCGCAAACGTGCAACAGCTTTTGCGTCAATCTAACTTTGAAACAGGTCCCAACAAAACGTCTTCGGTTAGCGGTGGCGCTTCTGGTTGGGCAGATCGTAAGACAAAAGGTCTTGCGAAGTGGATTGCTGCTACAACTGGTGTCACGTCTGGTATCTTGGGCGCTGGCTCGTATCTTGGTTATGCAGGCCTTCCGGCGCTCGCTAAGACCGGTGCCATCCTAAGCAATGCCGCTCCTGTCGCTGTTGGCATCAGCGGTGCCTATGGTGGAGCACGCCTGCTCGACAAGGCTCTCAACCTTCGCAACCCTGTGAAACGGTTTGCTGATGCAACAGATGCTGGCCTAGCCGCTCCCCGTACCCCCGGTGGTGAGGGTGGTGTCAGTGCTATGGAACAGCGTCTCGCGCAAATTCAGGAGGCTGAAATGCTTGCCAGACAGGCAGCAACTCAGCAGCGTGCGCGTGAGCGAGCAGAGGCTCAAACACAGCGTGGCGTGCAACAGCTTATGGCTCAACGTGCCAACGCTCAGGCTTTCGATGAGCAAGGCGTTATCGACACCATGCAGGCGAATGCTAACAAGCAAGACGCAGCTATGGTTCGTGACTTTATGAAGGCTCCTCGTGGTAAACTGAAGCCAGAACCTGAGTACCCCGGTCAGCGCTTCGTTGCTGAAGGTATTGAACCACCGCCACCTCCTCCGAATGAGGGTCAGATGGCTCGTGGTGCGATGGACCTCGCCAAAGCTGTCCAGAAGCTCGACATTCTTAGCGGTAATGTCAAAGACCCGTCACACTATGAAAGCTTGACGCAGCTTCGTATGCCCGTTGAGGACATGAAGGCGATTCAGGAACGTGTGAAGACTGACCTTGAGGTTGCCAAGCTAAAGGATACTGCTGCTAAGGCTCTGGCCAAGGCTGCAAAGGTCGAGGCTCCAAAGGAAGCTCCTAAGGCCCCGAAGGAAGAGGCTAAGCCAGCCCCTGAGGCTCCGAAAAACACTGATCAACCCCCGGCTAAACCGCCTGTGACCAGTGAAGAGCCTGCAAAGCCTTCCGCTCCTAACACGTCTCTCCGTAAGGCAGTAGAGGCCGCTACAAAGGACATTCCTAACACGAAGAACCGTAAGGCTATTCGTCAGGCTCTGTCCGATATTCTCAAGACCGGTAAGCGGGAAGAAGCTGATGCTATCATCGAAAGTGTCTATGAGCGTTGGCCCCGATACGCTGAGCGAATCAAAAAGAATGTTGATGCTGATGGCTTCCAGAGCCAGCTAGACAAGCAGTTCCGCGATAGCCAGACAGGCAAGTACGATTATGACGGTGCGTCTGATGGTAAGTCAAAGCAATATGGCGATAAAGGCTATAATGTTCAAGCCGATAGTAAACAGGTTTACCTTTCAAAAGGTATTAACGCTGGACTGAAGGTTGTACCTAAGGAAATCAGGGATGACGTTAAGTCTATTCTTGAGAAAATGCGTCCGATCAATAACCGGATCGAACGTAGGGCTGTGGTTGATGAAGCAGGGGCTAAATACCCCGAATATGCGGACGCTCTGAAGCGCATCGTGTATCCCTACATCAACACAAAGAAGAGCACCAAGTACGAAAAGCCTGATGCGGCTGATCGTAGCAAGAAGAGAACTCGTAATAATGCCGACACCTAAGAACCCTAGACCGTTTATTGTTGAAGAAATAGACGGTAAGCTGGTCAAGCGGGCTCTTAAAATGGACGGAACTCCATACAAACTTCGGGCGGGGAAGGGTCGTAGAAATTACAACCCTAACCCCAACCCCGGTCAATCTTTGTCCCGCAAAGTCCATAATCCGTCTATCAACGCCCGCATGAAGCTAATCAAAGAGCTTTCGGGCGGTGCTATTAACCCATATCGCAAAGGCGTGTGGGACGGCTATACCAAGGAAACTGCTGCCCCTGTGTGGCATCAAGCCAAACGTGAAGCCAAAGCTATTGTAAAATACTTGAAGGAAAACGACATGGTAGATATGCCAAAGGACGAAAAGTATGCCTCGATGGCCGATGAGGCCTTGGAAGCGGCTATCACTGTTGTCCGAACCCCGGCTAACGAACAGGTCAAGATTGCAGCGGCACGTCTTGTACTTGACTTTACACGATCCAAGCCTGCCGCAAAGAATGAAGTCACGGTCAACAAAGCAGAGGATTGGTTGGCCTCTGTTATGGCTGACATGAAAAATGATGAATCTGGAACTGCGTAAAAAGTTCTATACGGACTTTGAGTTTTATGCTCGACATGCTGTAAAAATTAGAACGAAGGAAGGGGACGTTCGTCCTCTCCTTCTGAATAAGGTGCAGAAGCGTCTCATTGCTGAAATAGACCGGCAAATCAAAGAGACGGGGAAGGTGCGTATCATCCTTCTCAAGGCCCGACAGCAGGGCCTTTCCACCTTTGCCTCAGCGTTCAACTATTGGTGGCTCTCACAGCACGCCGCTAACAAAGGCATCGTTATTGCCCACGTTGCGGAAAGCACCAAGGCTCTGTTCGATATGTATCGGCGTATCCACGCTGAGTGTCCTGAGCTTCTCAAGCCCTCCACACGTTACTCGTCCCGTCGAGAACTGGTGTTCGACAAGCTCGACACCGCTCTGACCGTGGCGACAGCAGGCGGTGATGGCATTGCGCGTGGTGAAACGATCACTCACGCCCACTTGTCGGAGCTTGGGTTCTGGCCCAACGCTACCGCCAACGACAACCTCAACGCAGTGCTACAGGCCATCCCCAACACGGCTGGCACGGCAATCATCGTTGAATCAACTGCAAACGGAATGACGGGTCCTTATTATGAAATGTGGCAAGCAGCCGTCTCTGGGGCTAGTGGGTTCATACCTTTCTTTAGTCCTTGGTTCGAGTCCGATGAATATCGGGAAAAAGCTCCCGCCGACTTTGAGCTTAGTCCAGAAGAGCAAGAACTGGTTGAAAAGTTTGGTTTAGACAACGATCAGCTTTATTGGCGCAGACGTAAGATTGCCCAGAACGGTCGTGACCTGTTCATGCAGGAATACCCAGCGACACCCGATGAAGCATTCCTTGCCTCTGGTCGCCCTGTGTTCGTCCCTGAGCAAATTCACGAGATGATTCACAAAGCACGCGAGCCGATCCAGCGCCTAGCGCTAGAAGGACAAGAATGGCAGGAGCATCCCCGTGGAGAACTACTTGTCTATCGTAAGTTCAACGCAGGCCAAACTTATTACATTGGCGCTGACGTTGGAATGGGCATTAAGGGCGGCGACTACTCAGTTGCTCAGGTTCTTGATGGCGAAAGACGTCAGGTTGCCGTATGGCGCGGATTGGTTCACCCAGACTATTTCGCTGACGTATTACATGCCTTAGGTCACTACTACAATGAAGCGGTTATCGCTCCCGAAAACAACGCACATGGATTGCTCACAGCGATCCGCTTAGGGCGTGACCTAGCCTATCCTTATGTCTGGACAGATGTACAGGAAGGCAAGCTAAACGATCAAGAAACTATTACTATTGGTTTCAGAACTACATCTAAGACAAAGCCGCTCATTATCGACCGCCTACGGGCCGCATTACGCGAGGGACAGATGAAACTGTACGATAAGACAACCCTCAGGGAAATGCTAAGCTTCGTGGTGACGGAGAGTGGCAAGATGGAAGCCGAAGCTGGCTGTCACGATGACTGTGTTATGGCTCTCGCTATTGCCAATCACATTAATGAAGGCTCATTCAAGCCTATTGAAGTCACCGATGACTATTACGTTGAAGCTTATTAAGGACCCGTAAATGGCTAAGAAACTTTCTAATACCGAAATTAACGGCATCGTTACGGGTATGATTGGTCAGTCTGTTGGCTGGTCCGACAGTAAGCTCGCTCGTGAACGTGCCGACATTCTTGACTATTACAATGGCAAGAAGCCAGCCAAGCAACATGCCGGTTCATCCAGCTACGTCTCGACAGACGTATATGATGCTGTCGAGTCGATGAAGGCCCAGTTGCTTGAGACGTTTGCTTCTGGCTATGACATTATGAAATTTGCCCCTGTGGGGCCAGATGACGTAGCTACATCTCGTATTGCTACCGACTACACAAACTACGTTATCTTCCAAAAGAATAACGGCTACCAGATAATGAGCGATGTGATCCACGATGGTCTCATTGCTCGCGTTGGTGTGGTCAAGGTCTATTGGGACCCTACAGAAGAGTTCATAGACGAAGAGTTCAAACAGATTGACGAGCAAACGGCCATGGGCCTGATGGCTCAAGATGATATTACGGAGTTTGAGGCTGAGCTAGACCCTGAGACGGGAACCTACACAGGCACGCTCAAGCGAATGAAGAAGAGCGGACAGGTCCGTATCGACAACATTCCACCTGAAGAGTTTCTCATTAGTACGGACGCTGTGTCGCTCGATGCTGCTCCTTTTGCTGCCCACCGCACGCTCAAGACCCGCTCTGAGCTTATCAAGCTTGGGTTTGACGAGAAGGTAGTCAAGAAGCTTCCGACCTCCTCCCGCTCGCTTGTGGACTTCAACAGCGAAACGTATAATCGTTTCGACCCTGTTTCTACCGGCATGGGAACCACAGGTTTCCAAGACGCTAACGGCAAGATTGCTGTGTTTGAATGCTATGTCAATCTGGACATAGACAAGTCAGGCAAGACGCAGCTTTACCGTGTGGTGAAGGCTGGTGAGCAGATTCTTGAGAAGGAAGAGGTAGACCGCAAGCCGTTCTTGGTGTTCAACCCGCTTCCCGTTCCGCACTCCTTCTGGGGTAATAACTTTGCGGCTCGTGTTGTCCCCTTCCAGAACGCCCGCACGAACCTTGTGCGCTCTGTTCTCGATCACGCCTCGATCACGGTCAATCCGCGCTATCAGGTGCTCAAGGGTGGCCTCATCAACCCGCGTGAGCTTCTCGACAATCGCCTTGGCGGTATCGTCAACATCACGCGACCTGATGCTGTCACTCCTCTCATGCAAGCTCAGCTAAACCAGTTCGTCTTCCCGACCATTCAGCTTCTGGATGGCGATAAGGAAAGCTCGACGGGTATCTCTCAGCTTTCACAGGGCCTCAACAAGGATGCTATCAGCACCCAGAACTCTCAGGGTCTGATTGAGCAAATGGTTAGCCTGTCGCAGCAGCGTCAGAAGATCATTGCTCGCAACTTTGCCAACAACTTCCTCGTGCCGTTGTTCTTTGAAGTTTACCGATTGGTACTCGGGAACGAGGACCGCCGACAGATTGTTCAGCTTACCGGACAATGGGTCGAGGTCGATCCAACCACTTGGATTGAACGCAAGGATGCTACGGTCTCGTTTAGCCTTGGCTATGGCGAGCAGGAGAAGGAAGCACAGAAGCATTTCGAGCTTCACAGGTTGCTCACTGAAGACCCTGCCTTGAAGGACCTCTATTCGATTCAGGGCCGCTTCAAGAACGTCAGCGATATGATGAAGATTGGTGGCTTCAAAAACGTCACCGACTACCTCACACCGCCTGAGAAGGCCAACCCGCCTGAGCCCGATCCAATGATGCTGGCTGAGGTCGATTACAAGAAGGCCCAGACGCAAGCGCTTACCGTGCAGGCTGATGCTGCAATGTTGAAGGCACAGGCCAACGCTGAGTTCGAATCTATGAAGACTCAGATTGCGATGATGCAGGCTGAAATTGCTAAGTTCAAGGCTCAGACTGATGCTTCGCGTAAGGACTTCGAAGTGGTCAACCGCGTCGATATTGCTCACCGTGAGCTTGAAGCTGCCGCTCGCTTGGACGATCAGGACAAGAAGGCAATCTATAGTGCCAATAGTTAAGGACTCAATTTATGAATTGGTATGATATGTTATTTGGCGGAAACGTCCCTCGTTCTCCAAGCGGTAATTACTCCAACCCCTACATTGGTTGGAACGCTCAGCGGAATGGTACGGCACCGTCTCCCGGCAACATGGCTAGAGGCCGACAGGCTGAGCGTGCGGTTCCTGAGATTGACCTCTCGTTCATCCGCCGTGCTTTGGCTACTGATGAGGCACAGCGTAACGCTCCTCCTCCGATGGACCCAATGGGGACCATGCAGGGTGGCGCTTCGGTGAACCCCTACCAGAACCCAATCGTTGGCGCACCGGCACCGGACGTTCCTATGCCTCCCCAGCGCCCTGCTGGCCTGCCTGTCCCTCAGAATGGTGCGGCTACCAATCCGTATCTTCAGAACCCGAAGTCTGGCGCAGCGGCTACGAATGATTCGAACTCACTGACCCCTCCGATGAACCCCTTGGTTCCTAAGGGTGGTGCTTTGAGTGGCAATGCGGGTGGAGCTATTCCGCTTCCACCTGTTCGCCCGCCTGAGCTTGGTGGAGCGGGTGGCCAGCCTTCCTACTACACCATGGACCCCGGTGACGGTGGTATTCTCAAAACCTTCATGTCGAAGGATGGCAAGATTCCCGAAATTCCCGGTATGACCATCAACCAGATTGGTGCTCCGTCTGGTGATGTTGGTATTCTGGGTAAGCTTTTGCGCGGAGTATTTTAAGTACAATCATGGACCCAAACACTCTCAACCCTAGTCGGGGAATACTAAACTATTTTATGGCCTCCCCTACTGATGAGGAACAAATGGGGCGGCTTACGCATAATCAAACGTATGCTCCATTTGACACCCAAAAGTTGATTGATGCTGGTGTCCTCCGTGTTACCTACCCCGGTAATGGCCGTGATGGTGGGTATGATAATGTACCTGAAAAAGATAGATGGTCGCTGGTTAGTTTAGCCAACGATGCATACCCTGACTCATACACGCAAAACTGGCCTGATAAGCCTCAGTCAGTACCGGACGTTCTTTCCCTACCCTTCAAGGACTTGATGTATGATGGCAAGTATAACCAAGTCTTATGGTCATTGAACAAACTTGGTTACAAGCCAGAACAGTTCTTCGCGGACAAATAACCCCCTAGTGGTTTCGCTACCTTAGGACCGCGTAGAGACCTGAGCATGTCTATAAACTGCTCCCTTTTCATTATGACAAAGAAACAGAAGAACCCTAACAAGCCTAAAGCCATGACCGCTCGTGAGAAGTCTATGGCTCGTCAGTTGGCCAACGAACATGGCCGTATGCCTAAGCTGAAGGAAATTAAGCGTAGGCCTAAACCCGAAGAAACCTATGACTGATCAAGAAGTCGTTGAACGTGGCATTCGTGCCGAACATCTATTGAAAGATGAAACATTCCAGCTTGTCGTGGACGATCTCGTGAAGCTTCTTTCCGATATGTTCCTAACCAGCAAGCCAGAAGAACAAGACAAGCGGCAGAACGTCTATTTCGCCTATCAAGGCGTAAACGATGTGGTCAGCCTGCTGAATCAAATGGTTGCGGCCCGCCTAGAGGTCGAAGCACGGCTCAATGAAGCCGAACAAAATTATTAAGGATTGATTACCAATGACACCTATCCAAGAGGACGGTGCTGATAAGAACCTCTCTATTGAGGACGCTACAGAAGCTCTACTCTCCAAGTGGAGTGTTGAGGACCCAGACGCTAAGAAGCCATCTGAAAAGGTCCAACCTGATGAAGATGATACCGAAGAGGACAGTTCAACTGAGGACGCAACGGAAGAGGACGCTGAGGAGCTATCCGAAGACGATGCGGAAGAGGACGAACAAGAGTCAGAGGAAGAAGAAACAGAAGACGATGATCGACCAAAGCGATCCCTTGATGACGATGCAGTTGTAAAAATCAAGGTTGATGGCGAAGAGATTGAAGCTAAGGTCAAGGACCTCAAGCGTCTCTATGGTCAGGAAGCGGCTTTAACTAAGAAATCACAGGCAGTTTCCACTAAGCTGAAGGAAGCTGAAGAGACAGGCGCACGCTATGTGGCCGCTCTCGGAAGTTTGCTCGACCGTGCTAAGGAACGTGCCGAACCTTATGCCCGCATTGATTGGCTGGTAGCAAGCAAAAACCTGACTGATGATGAACTCGTTGCCCTACGCTCTGAAGCGCAGAAGGCTTATGACGATGTGAACTTCTTCAATCAGGAACTTGAAGCATTCATGGGACAGGCTCAGTCTCACAGACAGAGCATCCTTATGGAGCAGGCTAAAGAGACCGTTCAGGTCCTGAAGCGTGACATTCCCGGTTGGAACGAAAAGGTCTACGACGATATTCGCAGTTTTGCGGTTGAGTCGGGTATGGACCGCAATGTAATCAACAACCTTGTGGACCCTGTTGCTATCAAGATGCTGCACTCAGCTATGCTTTATAACAAAGGCAAGAAGGCGGCAACAACTAAAATCAATAAGTCTCCAAAGAAGCTCGTAAAGTCTACCACCAGTGCTGAAGTTACCAAGAAGGTCATCAGCAACAAAGGGTCTGACGATGCGTCTGCTAAATTGCGTAAGACCGGTTCTATTGATGATGCAGCCGAAGCGTTTCTCGCTCGGTGGGCTGCTGATGACTAATTAAAAAGGATTGTATAATGGCTCAGTTTTATTCCTACGATCAGGTTGGTAAGAAAGAAGATGTCTCCGACCTGATTTCCAACATCTCCCCGACCAAGGTTCCGTTCCAGACGATGATTGGTTCGGAAAAGGTCACGAACACGCTGTTCCAGTGGCAGGAAGATTCGCTCCGTGCCGTTCAGGTGAACGCTGCGGTTGAAGGCTTCACCGCTTCGGACGCAACGCTGACCCCGACCGTGATGCGTAACAACTACACGCAGATTCTGGAAAAGACCATCAAGGTCTCTGACACCGCTGATGCGATCTCGACCTATGGCCGTGCGCGTGAAAGCGCCTACCAGATGAGCAAGGCTGGCTTCGAAGTGAAGCGTGACTTTGAATACGCTCTGGTTGGCACGGGTCAGACGGCTGTTGCGGGTAACTCCTCGACCGCTCGTAAGTTCGCGGGCTATCAGGCTCAGATTGACTCGACGCTCATCAACTACACGGGCGCTGGTAACAAGCTCACGGAAGCTGCTCTCCTCACGACTCTTCAGGAGTTGTATGGTGAGGGTTCCGACCCGTCCGTTATCATGGTCACTCCCGGCAACTCGGTGGAAATCGCTGCGTTCGCTAAGGCCGCTGGCCGTTACCGCACGATTGAGAACGACAAGAACGACCGTGCAATCATCAACGCTGTGGACCTCTATGTGTCCCCGTTCGGTGAGCAGAAGGTTGTTCTGAACCGCTTCCAGCGTGGTGCTAACGCTGGTGACACGCAGATCGACACGCTCGTGTTCGACCCCGATATGTGGAAGACGTGTACTCTTCGTCCGTGGACCCGCGAGACGCTCGCTAAGGACGGCGACAACACCAAGATGATGCTTGTTGGCGAATACTCGCTCAAGCACCGTAACAAGAAGGCTTCGGCTGTCATCGTTGATGGCGCTGCTCCCTAATCTCGTTTAATGGAAGGGGGACTCAGGGTTTTACTCTGGGTCTCCCACCCTATTGATATGACAAAAGACATTATTGAATCACAAGTTGAGTTCCTAGAAGGCGACCAAGAGACACCTCTTATAATCAAGCGCTTTCAGGACATACCACAAGATTACCTTGATGCCCTCGCTGAAGAACGTAAGGCTTCATCTGGACGGGCTGGTGAGTTTCACAAGGCTTGCTCTATCCCTGCTGCCCTGCATGAGGCTTGGCTACGACAGGGCTACGATTGCACCAAAGAGCCTGTAAAGAAGACCCTCGCAAAGCTGAAGGCTGAAGGCCTCGATTATTTCATTGCGACTGAAAAAAGGCTTTAACGAATGAATTATGGACAAGTGAAGGCACAGTTCCAAGCGGTTCTAAACCGCAGGGACATTACGCCTACCCTGACTGAAAACTTTGTACAGCAGGCCATCCAGCGGGCGCAGCGTGTCCTTCGTGTCCCGGCTATGGAGAAGAGCGTCGAAATCGAGACCCCTGCCAACGAACTCTCCGTTGACGTTCCCGGTGACCTTCTCGGTGTCATTAACATTCTCTGGCAGGACAGCAGCGGCTACTGGCACAAGCTGTCTCGCCGTGACCTTGGTTACGTCTACAGCCAGCGTCAGATGGTAGGCAACGCTGCCTATTACGCTCGTGAAGGTGGCGTGTTTGTTCTAGCCCCCCAGCCTATCACCGCTGGCAAAATTCGTATCGACTACTTCTGTAACTTTGCTAACCTCTCAGCAGATGCCGACACTAACTGGCTCACTGAGATTGCAGCAGACGTTATCATTTATGGTGCGCTCAGCTTCGCTGCTGACTACTACCTAGACAATCGCAGAGATGCTTTTGAACAGCGTTTTGTTGCTGCTCTCGATGAGCTTCTCACGCAGATGCAGCTTGATGAACTCAGCGCAGGCGCAGCGATTTCACCCGCATACGGCATGAATTACCGTAATTATGATTAAGGAGGGTTCCCATGACTAACTCTAGTTTCTACGGGAACAACCCTACGCCTACTGAATATCGTAACATTGACGAGCTTGTTCAGGACGCTCAGGATGCAGCTAACACTGCGCTAAACGCTGGTGACAATGCTGCTGCTAGTGCGGCTGCTGCTGCTTCGTCTGCTGCCGCTTCAGCAACCAGTGCGAACAACTCGTCCACCTATGCTTCTAACTCAGCTACTAGCGCCTCTGCCGCAGCTAACTCTGCGACAACGGCCAGCACGTCAGCTACCAACTCGTCCAACAGCGCCAACGCAGCGTCAACCAGTGCGGCAAACGCTCTTGCGAGCGAGAACGCAGCTTCGTCTTCGGCTACTGCTGCTTCTGTATCAGCGTCGAACGCTGCGACAAGCGCTACGAACGCTTCCACGAGCGCAGGCAGCGCCTCTACAAGCGCTACCAACGCAGCGTCAAGCGCAACAGCAGCTTCAGGTTCGGCCACAGCCGCTGCGTCCAGCGCCTCTGCTGCTTCGACCTCCGCAACCAATGCGGCCACAAGCGCAGCCAATGCTGACACGAGTGAGGCTAACGCTCTTGCCGCTGAACTCAGTGCTAACAAGTGGGCTACCTACACGGCTGGCCCTGTGGCTGGCGGTGAATACTCTGCTAAGTACAATGCTCAGCAAGCGGCAACGTCTGCCACGAACGCTGCGTCTAGCGCTTCGGCTTCGGCTAGTTCCGCAACAGCTTCGGCTAGCTCTGCAACGAGTGCTGCTTCTGCTCAGGCCGCTGCTGAGACTGCACGCGACCAAACCTTTGCTGCTTTTGACTCGTTCGATGATCGCTATCTAGGTGCGAAGTCCAGCGACCCAACCACTGACAATGACGGTAACCCGCTTGTCGCTGGTGCGCTTTACTTTAACACCGTTTCTTCGGCTATGAAGGTCTACACAGGCTCTGTGTGGGTTGATGCCTACGCTGCTGGCACGATGTTCGTCCAGAAGGCTGGCTCGACCATGACAGGTCCTCTGGTGCTATATGGTGACGCAATAGCCAACCTTGAGCCTGTCCCCTTGCAGCAGCTTAATGCTGGCTTGGCGACAAAGGCTGCGTTGGTCCACACGCACACAGCCTCTCAGATTAGCGACTCGACAACGGCTGGCCGTGCGTTGCTCACTGCTGCTGATGCAGCGGCTCAGCGCACCTCGCTTGGTCTTGGTTCGGCAGCTTTGCTCAACACGTCTGGTGTGGTGCAACAGGATGCTGTCACCGGCTCTGCATACTTGCCTGCTGGCTCAACCGCTCAGCGCCCAGCGTCTCCTGCGGCTGGTTACATTCGCTACAACACCTCCACAGGTAAGTTCGAAGGCTACGGCTCTAGCTGGGGTAACATTGGTGGTGGCGCAGCGATTGGCGACACACCACCATCTAATGCTGGCGCTGGCGATCTCTGGTGGAACTCCGCCGATGGACACATGTATGTATACTACACAGACGCTAATAGCTCTCAGTGGGTGGACATAACGGCTTGGGCCTCCTCCGGTGCCTATCTTCCTCTTTCTGGTGGAAGCCTATCTGGAAGCCTGAGTGTTACGGGAAGTATTTCTGCGAGTGGGACACTTGGTGTAAGCGGGAATATAACCGCCAGCGCCAACCTTGGTGTAACTGGTACAGCTACTCTAGGTGCTTTGAGTGTCACCGGTTCGTCAACGCTATCTGCGCTTACTGTTTCTGGCCAGACAAGCACTGGCTCGCTTCTGGTCAATAATAATACCATCATTGCTTCACCTGTATTTAGCGCCTACGCATCCAACTATCAGGCGGTCACAGGCGGGACTACAGTCAAAATCAACTTTGATGTCGAAGAGTATGACTCAAATAGTTTCTATAACAATACGACTTCTCGCTTCCAACCAACGATAGCTGGTTATTATCAGATTCATGGCATTCTTCGAATTAACGCCCTTAATCAAGCGTTCTGGTCTGAAATTAGAAAGAATGGAGCGTTATATAGACGCTCGCAAGAAGCAAGTGCTACGTCCAATATGCATCAGCTTTCTTATGATGCGCTCGTATATATGAATGGTACAACGGACTACATTGAAATTTTTGGTTTCTGCAATGGAGCTGGTACTCAACAGTGGGGCTACAACGTGAAAGAGTTCTCTAATTGGTTCCAAGGCTTTCTAGTTAGAGCAGCATAAGGATACGAATGATGGCATTTGATTTTCCTTCGTCTCCTACGACGAACCAAGTTTATACTCCTTCAAGTGGCCCAACCTACGTTTGGAATGGGACTGCTTGGGTAGTTCTCACTCCCGGCAACCAGTTCAACCGCACGGTCTTCACAGCAACAGCGGGCCAGACCACGTTCACAATGAACTATCTGGTTGGCACTATTGACGTGTACCGCAACGGCGTGAAGTTGGCTCCGGCTGACTTCACTGCCACTAATGGTACAAGCATTGTGTTTGTGAATGGCTGTACGGCTGGAGATACCATTGAGGTCATTAGCTACCCCCAGATCACTTACACCGATGCGGTGAAGCGCACTGGTGACACGATGACGGGGAACCTTACGGTTCCTATGGTTGTCACTAGCTCGTCTTTGATGTTCCGTAATCGCATTATTAATGGTGACATGACAATTAACCAGCGTGGCGGAACGATTACGCTTGCTGGTAGTGGCTTGTATGGTGTTGATAGGTGGTTTGGTACTGAAGCTACAGACGGTACTATGACCATGCAGCAAAGCACGGTCGCACCCGCTGGCTTCACAAACTCCTTATTGCTAACTACGGGAACGGCAGATGCAACACTTGCCGCAACACAGTTTGCTCTTGTAGGACAAGCGATTGAGGGCCTCAACTTTGGTGATCTAGGTTGGGGAACAGCCTCAGCGCAGCCAGTAACCATCTCTTTTTGGGTACGATCTTCGCTGACCGGAACATTTGGTGGGGCTGTAAAAAATAGTGCGTCAGATCGAAGCTACGCCTTCTCTTATCCGATAAATTCCGCTAATACGTGGGAATACAAGACGCTTACTATTGCTGGCGACACATCAGGTACATGGTTTAACAATAATGGTGTTGGTTTATACCTTCTCTTTGGCCTTGGCGCTGGTTCTACTTATAGTGGAACACCGGGGACATGGGCTGCGGCCAACTATGTTGCTGCGGCAGGCTCTGTATCTGTAATTGGCACAGCGGGTGCAACCTTCTACCTCACAGGTGTTCAACTAGAAGTTGGCACTGTGGCCACTTCATTTGAACGAAGACCGTATGGGTTGGAGTTCACATTATGCCAAAGGTATTTTGAAGTTGGCTATCAACCGTTCTTCTATATGAACCTATCCGGTGTTACCTATGGCTATGGCGATGTTCGCTTTGCCGTTACAAAAAGAGCAGCGCCAACAATAACTACGTCCAACTTCCAATATTACAGTGGTGGAACGGCAGCATCCTTTTCGCTTGTCTTAAATAGCGTTCGCACTGACAAGTTTGAGTATATGGCTCAAGCCGTCACGAACTTTAGCGGCTGGACCGGTGTAGGCACTTGGACCGCATCGTCGGAGCTATAAGCATGTACAAAAACGCCCAATACTTTTTTAGCATCAACGGTGATCTTGCTGGTATTCGTGTGGACATTGATGGTGTCACTTCGTTTGTACCTATTGACCCAAAAAACACGGACTACCAGAACATTATGAAGCTGGTGGAAGACGGTGAGTTGACCATCTCTGAACCGGAGGTGACGAATGACTAACGCAGTCAATCTAGCTTCCGGTGCATCAACTGGTATCGGCCTTGTCCCATCAGGCGTAATGCTTCCCTATGCTGGCGCTTCGGCACCAACAGGCTGGCTGTTGTGTGATGGCTCTGCCGTTTCCCGCACAACCTACGCTGATCTCTTTGCGGCCATTGGTACGGCTTATGGCGCTGGTAACGGTACAACCACATTCAACCTTCCGAATACGCAAGACCGTATTCCGGTTGGAGTAAGCGGCACGAGAGCGCGTGGTACAACGGGTGGTGCATCAACGGTTACCCTAACCACCGCACAGCTTCCTGCTCACAACCACGCTGTCACCGATCCCGGTCACGCCCACGGTGTGGCTGACCCCGGCCACGCGCATCATTACTACGTTTCGGCCTATGGTGGTGGTGGAAGCCCTTATACATCGTCCTATTCAATGAACGGTGGGCAAGGTGTTTTCGCCACGTCAGCAAGTGGGACCGGTATTGGCATCTATGGCTCTACTACCAACATTTCTATTCAGAACACAGGTTCTGGAAGTCCTGTTTCTGTTGAGCAGCCGTGGGTTGCCACCAACTACATTATCAAGGTTTGACTATGGAACAGTGTGTTTGGACACCTCCTATGCCTACTCCAATTCCAGAAGGTTATTTCGCTGTTTGGACAGGTACTGAGTGGGTATGGAAGGAACTCGATAAGCCACCCCCGCCCCCTGAAATGATTCCAGAGAATCCACCTAATGAAACTCAATGAGTCTTCTGAAAAGAAGCTCACTGGCGTTCATCCCGATCTAGTTAGAGTTATTCGTAAAGCCGCTGAAATCAGCGACATGGACTTCATTGTAACGGAAGGTCTCCGAACCGTCGAACGCCAGAAACAACTGGTGGCTGCGGGGGCCTCTAGAACCATGAAGTCTCGCCATCTCAATGGACATGCCGTTGACCTCGCTGTGAAGGTTGGTGGTTCTGTCCGTTGGGATTGGCCGCTTTACGACAAGCTCTCCCACATTGTGAAGAAGGCCGCTGAGCTTGAAAACGTCCCCATCGAGTGGGGCGGAGATTGGACCTCGTTCAAGGACGGTCCTCATTATCAACTGCCTTGGAAGGAGTATCCCTGATGGCACCCCTCCTCGCTGCTCTTCCCGTTGTCGGGGAGGTCATCACTAAACTCGTAGACCGCATCCCCGATCCAGCCGCACGCGAACGCGCCAAGATGGAAGCGGAAGCAACCCTGCTAGCTGCCTCGATTGAGGAGATGAAGGGTCAGGTCCAGATCAACACTGAAGAGGCAAAACATAGCTCTGTGTTTGTCGCAGGGTGGCGACCGGCTATCGGCTGGTCATGCGCCTGTGCATTCGCCTTCCTGTATGTGGTTGGTCCCATCGCTGTCTGGGTGGCTTCCTTCTGGGGCATCAAGGTTCCCCTCCCCCAATTCAACAGTGCAGACCTCATGTCTCTAACATTCGGCATGTTAGGCATTGCTGGCTTCAGAACATTCGAGAAAGTCAAGGGGGTGACCAAGTGAGTTCACCCGAAATCGATATCGCCATCCTGAAAACGGAGGTCGAATACCTGAAGAATCACATAACAGAAATCAGAACCGACACCCGTGAGATTAAAGAAACCTTGAGTCAAGCCAAGGGTGGTTGGAAAACCCTCATGTTAGTGGCTGGTATTTCGTCTACTTTAGGCGCTCTCGCCGCAAAAATAGCCCCTTTTTTGGGCTTACTACCTAAGTGATATTTCTCAAAAACACTGATTGTTCCTCGTGTGCAATCGGTGTTTTTCGTTCTTGACTCTTTGCGGTCAGCGCCTAGCTTCCGTTGCTGTCTAGGTGGGAAGGAGGCCATGAGGTTACGCGAGAATGTGATTGCTGCCGTCAAAAAGGCAGGAGTGTCGGTCTATTTCGTAGACCGCCGCATTACGAAAA